TAGCGCCCGCTGACCGCTGCCAGCCTTTCAGCATGTAAATCGCATCCACACAACGAATCATTGCCATGCAAATATCCATGTAGTGCGGCTGTGTCAGCCCGTCCGGAAGTACTGCCGGGTTTAAGACGGTATGCCCTTCCCGTTTCAGTTCCTCTTCCGCCTTGTGAAACGCCTCACGGTTGAAATTTTCATATCCCGTCATTGGACCGGCAATATAAACTCTCACCCTCACTCCATCACCTCCTGAAAGTTTCCCCGATAGAACGCCAGCACACGCTGCATAACTTCGCTCTGGCGGCACTCACGACAAATTATGTTCTGCCGTCTGTTGTAACGACGTATTTCTCCGTCAGGTAACTTTCGAATCAGTGTCGGGTCAGCAGCCTTCTCCGGTGTCTTACGCCATACGCGATACGCCTGCTCTGATGGAAATACCCCGCAATCAGAGAGCCAGACATCACCACTGACCGCAAGCGCACCAGATAAACGACGAATAGCGGTCTTACTGACACCCGTTTTATCTGCCAGTTGTCGAAAAGTTTCTCGTCCGCTCAGGCGCACGAATTCCACAATGCGCGCCTTCACTTCTTCCCGCTCTTCTGGTGTAAATACTTTTGCCATAAGCGCCTCCGGCAATCACTTTTCCGATACAACACGGCGGGAAGAATCAGTAATCTGTCGAACAATATCCCGGTGCTTGTTCAGCTCCCGCAGCGCGGCGCAGACTCGCTCCCACTTCTGAACATCACTTTTCGCCCTGCGCAGCGCCAGGTTTGCCCTGCGCAGGGACGGAAAAATCAGCTCATCTGCTTGCGTTTCGGTAAACGATGGCAACGACTGCACAATGTCCGCCACAGTTTCTGTTTTAATTTCTTCCTGTGTTGCGGCTTCCCGGACTGGTAACGCAGCACCTGCTGGCTGAGGAAAGGCCTTACCATCACTTTCCGTTACCGATGCTGCTTTCGGCTCTGCTGGTAAATTATCGCCCGGCATGCAGTAACGAAATTTACCGTTCTGATTAACGCGAATCAGACGACCTTTACTGATTGCCATTGCCAGCTTTGAAGCCACTTTGCGTGATGTGATGCCGAAAAACGTAGCCAGTTCATCCGCCGTTTGTGGGCCACGTTGTTCAATCGTCGCAGTTAAATCGCTCTCCGAAATTTTAGCGACTGTTGCCGTGGTGGTTTCTTCCGACAGTTCTGCCGGCGCTGGCTGTTCCCGCTGAACGTTGTTATAAGCCACACGCCAGGTGTACGCGCTTTTATCAACGAAACCAGCCTTTTTCAGTTCCCATAGTTCGTTCAGCACTTCTTCACGACTGATATCAAGTCGCGCAGCCAGTTCTACCGACGTGGCTTTTCCCATCGCTTTCAGTGCGTCAAAAACAGTCTCCATAAATTTCCTCCCGGTAAAAATTACTTCTCAACTCAAACAAACCCAGCCGCTTTCCGGCGTTCATATTCCTGTTTCAGCAACTCAATTGGCGTTGGCCCCGACGGGCGTTTGGGTGCCGCCAGTTGTCGCCGGACTGGCGGAACGCTCAGGCCGTTACTAACATGCTTTGCCCATTTCGCCAGCTGCCGTTCTGCAAGCCGTTTTAATTCCCCTTCGGTCATCTGGCGCTCAATCCCCTTTGAACGCATCTCGAGGCAAATGTGATACAGCACAGGCTGAGACCACGGGTACTTATCACTTCCGTCATATCGCCAGGACTCATTGCGCCAGCGGCGGTACTCCTCCATCACAGCATCCACCGTCAGACCGAATGGATTGGCTCCGCTTTCCGAAATCAGTGCCACAAACTCAGCCAGGTCCGGAGGCCATGTTTCACCCGCCCGGCAGCGGTCCATGCACTGGCGGCAGACCTGTCGGATTTGCTGCTCAGTCATCGCGCCAATCTGTGCAATCCAGAGCTTCGAAGGTGCGGCCCCGTTCTTCTGGGTCCAGCGGTTCGAATAAACCTCCCCCATGAGTTCCCACAGCTTCCAGACCGTTTCCGTCGCTGATAAATCCGTTTTCACGTTCCCACTGCTCACGTGCTGCCCGAATTTCCTGAACTGCCCGTGATGCGGTGCCACCTGGTGCTGCTGCATGGTTTACCCCCTTGCTGACTGGTTTAACCTGCGCCCTGACGTGATTTACGTGACGGGCGAATTTCTGCTCCCACTGAATCTGCGTAAACACTTTCCCCTCCGCTGCCCAGTAGTCCCGGAAGGCGGCAAGTTCAGCAGGTGTAAATTCTGTCTCCGGCAAAGCCATCCCCCACAACGCAGCCCGTCGTCGAAAATCCCGTGACGGATACCAGCTATCGGTCATCGGAAATTTTCCGATGGGTTCGCTCAGGCCATCCAGGAATACAAGGGGTGCTGCCTGTAACGACAAAACTTCCTGCTCACTGGTCGGAGCACTCTCGCGTGCGTTATGTGTGGGGTTTAGATCTTTGGGTTCCTTTGGGTTCCGTGATCCGTTTTTGGGTGTCTTTGATGGAAAATTTGGGTGTCTTTGGTTATTTTCCATGCAGCTAAGAGTTCCGTTTTTGGGTCTGTTTTGTGCTGAAACATAACCATTTTCGGTACTGTTTTTATTAACAGCACCAATTTTACCCACCTTTAAAGACTCCCGTTTTTGGGTGTATTCAGGCTCGGCAACACTTTCTTCTACACCGATAAGTCGGTACACCACAATTTGCTTTGTTCTGCCTTTTCTCTCACCGGTATCAACAATTAACCCAATCTCCATCAGGTGTCGTAAGCTGTCCTGCACAGTCTTTTTGTTCAGTTCCGTTACTTCTGCCAGTGCAGATACAGACGGGTATGCACACAAATCGGCACCGCACATATCAGCAAGCCAAGTCAATACAGACTTACTGGATGAACTGCCGGTTTTCACCTTTTTAGCCCATCGTAGTGCATCGATACTCATACGAACCCCTGGCAGACATTTGTTTATCTGCAAAGTAATATTGATATTGCTGACGATACGCATGCTTGAAAGCAATAGCTTTTTCTATAAGCTCGTCAGTCTCACGTTCCACAACAGATGGATCCGCAAAAAGCAGCCCGGACTCCACCACATCGCCATATTCTTTGTTTAACCCGGCGATCATGTACGTAATGCTTTTTCCGTCAGTAATTTCACAATACAACCTGAAATCGCTGATCCGGATAGCCTCCATAATTGCCGGAATCAGCGCCGTGAATTTTTCCCGCTTATCCCTGGTGTCGATAGCTTTCCAGCGTTCGAATATCTTCACCCGGTTAACGCCCAGCGCCCGTTGATCAACCTCGCCATCATTAAACGTGACGCGTTGAACATCGATGTTCGGGCGTTCTTTCAGAGCCCAGAATGCTTCCGTGATTAATATCGTCGCCTGCTCCTGTGTCATTCCTGGTCGGCATACCCAGGCATCCAGAGCCTCACAAACCTGTTCAGGGGTGATTTTCATTGTTCAACCGCCCCGCCCGCTTCGTCTTACGATATTCGTCATAAACTTTGGGATCATACTGAAGCTCACCGCCAGATGCCTCCTGTAGACGCATCGCGCGACCTTCAGGAACCAGTTTCCCCCATGCAGCAACGCTTGCCAGCCTAACTCCTGCGGCATTGGCAAGCTTTGTTTTGCTGCCAAAAAACGCTATAGCATCAATTTTCAACATATCGAACTCCTTAGATTTTCCTAAGGAAACTAGATCGTAGAGAAACCTAAGTCAAGAAAAATTAGAATTACCTAATATGAAAAACGAAACCTTCGGTGCTCGCCTCTTATACAGGCGTAAAAAATTAAAACTGTCTCAGGCCGCATTAGGTAAGCTGGTCAAAGTGGCTCACGTAACAATTTCTCAATGGGAAAGAGATGAAACACAGCCAGCGGGGAAGAGATTATTCGCACTGAGCCAGGCGCTTCAGTGCTCGCCGACTTGGCTTCTTTTTGGAGATGAAGATAAGCAACCAGGCGAACCGATCCCAGATAATCAGCCAGTTAATCTGACAGAAGATCAAAAAGAGTTGCTTCAACTGTTCGACGCACTGCCTGAGTCAGAGCAAAAGGCTCTGTTGTCAGAGATGCGTGCTCGAGTTGAGAATTTCAACAAACTTTTTGAAGAACTACTCAAAGCTCGCAAAAGAAGCGCAAATAAATAACCCCCCCTTTTTTCGCCACTCTCTGTAATAAAAATCACAAACTTTCAAATGCTTGTGTTTTTTACATCAAAAAACTTAGGTTTTTCTACACAAAAAGCTTGACCACAATTCTTAGGTTATTCTAAATTCTACTCATCAAGACACCGCACGGTGTTCTCAGCAAACAGTTCCGCTACCCTGGCGTTAAGGGGAAATGAGGTCAGCATGGATACTATCGATCTTGGCAACAACGAATCTCTGGTATGCGGCGTGTTTCCCAACCAGGACGGCACGTTTACCGCGATGACGTATACCAAAAGTAAAAAGTTTAAAACCGAAGCTGGCGCGCGTCGCTGGTTAGCCAGAAACACTAACTGATTAGCACCAGTAAAAACAGGTTGCCACTGGTTAATTTACCCTGAAAAGTCAGGGCATAACACGAAAGCGCACGGAGAAGCTCGTCTCTCTGTACTTTGTCGTTAAATTTAATTCGACCGTGCGCTTCCGGTTGTGGCAATCCGCGAAATGGCGCGGCGGTAAGTATGGCGGGGTTATTCCTTCCCCTTGAGGACACCGGGTTGTCAGGCTGACCATACGCTTAAGTGACAGCCCCGCCACAATATCCATGTGTAGTCTTTGGTGGCATCAGTTCTACTCCGTGACTGCTCTGCCACCCTTTTTAAAGTGAATTTTGTGATGCGGTGAATGCGGCTAAGCGCACGCGGAACAGTTAAAACCGTAAAGTGGTCTTTTACGGGGCGTAACGGGCATACTTCTGTATTCCGGCGTTAATTGTTAACTGGTTAACGTCACCTGGAGGCACCAGGCACTGCATCAACAAAGTTCACTTCGGTGATGAAAGGTAAGAGAAAATGTTGAATGTAGCTATTGAAAACCAGAACGGGTGGAATTATAGTGCACCTGCACCTCATAAAACGGGTGCCGGGATTGCTACCCCGATGTTCATCATGGCGCATAACCGCGCTCAGGCGGTTTTTTTATGCGTAATGCACAGCCACATTCAGATTATGGTGGGGCGTGCAGGGCAGCCGCAAGGCTGGCCGGGTTCCATGATGACCGGTTGTAGCAACCCTGTGCGTCTCACCACCCATGAGATTGCTACCTCCGGTGGTGAGTTAATGAAATTCATCATGGAGGCTGCCATCATGGCTACTATCCCTGCCCTTTCTCACCCTGAAATTACTATCGCCAATGGGCGTGCTGTTACATCCTCTTTAGCTGTTGCCGAGTATTTCCGGAAACCACACAAAGATGTACTGGCAAAAATTTCACGTCTAGACTGTTCAGCGGAATTCACTGAGCGAAATTTTTCGCCCAGTGAATATACCGACTCAACCGGGCGCAAACTCCCTATGTACCAAATCACCAAAAACGGCTTCGTTTTCCTGGTGATGGGCTTCACCGGCAAAAAAGCCGCTGCATTTAAAGAAGCCTACATCGCTGAGTTCGATCGCATGGAGAAAGAACTGCGCCAGAATAACGCCCCGTCTCCCGACAAAATGATTCACGGGGACGGACGTACCCTGGTTATCCGTCTCGACGAACACGGCAATATCAAATTCACTGAAACCGTTCCGGACGGCGCAATGGTCTGCACCCTGGATACCTTCCAGTTTTATCTGGAAAAACAAGGCTGGACTCTTGTAAACCGGAGCGCAATTAAAAATATGACTGTGGAGCAATTACTAAAAATTCATTGTTGAGGACGCGATAATGGAAACGTTATTACCAAACGTTAATACGTCTGAAGGGTGTTTTGATATTGGTGTTCTGCTCAGTAACCGGGAGTTTACTGAAGATGCCATTAAGATGAGAAAATATGAGCCTTATCTTCTCAATGATAATTCCATACTCTCCAGAATTGCCCTTCTTGAACTTGGTATTTTCGGGGGGCAGCAGTGACTTCTGCATTTGCACTGGTAATGACTGTTTTTCTTATAACGGGTGAATCACAGAATGTGATTACCGGAATTTATGCCAGTAAAGAATCCTGCCTCCAGGCAAGAGACGAGCAAAAAATTTCTGGTGAATGCCTCCCGTTAAAAAAAGTATCGCTGTACCTGAATAACGAAATACCGGCTGGATAACCCACCAGCCATATTAACGCCATACAAACGGATTAAAAATGCCAGCAATGGCAGGGATTCGCACAACCTTAAAATAGTAATGAGGTTTATCAATGAGCACTGATAAAGAAACTTTTGCACTATATTGCGAAGCAAAAAATGACAAGGTCAGAAAACGCCTTGGGATTAAAGGTGGTTTTTACTGGACTACAGCAAAAAAATTATCTGTTGCCATCTCCCGCTGCATTACCGCAATGGATGATAATGATTATGACGAGGACGACTTTAAAAAACCTGTTCGCGTCCATTTACCCGTTGTGAATGACCTTCCTCCAGAAGGCGTGTTTGATACTGAATTCTGCAACCGTTACGAAAAAGGCGGGGAAGATGGTATCACAATGATATTTATAGCTCCTTCCCCTTCAGCTCAGGACAAACCTGCCAGCACTGACAATACCAGCGGCGAAGCTGTTACAGGTGTCAGCCGTGACTGCGATGAACAAAGTGACTCTCAGACAGAGAACGCAGATAAAAGCGAATCCCCGGACAGCAACGATGACTGCCCTGAATGTGAAATCCCCGTCTCCACCCTGAGTCTTACCCATCGCTTCCTGCACCTCTACTTCTTTGGTCAGGAGTTCGACGAGAAATACAAACATCACGCCACACCAGAACAACGCAAGGACGTGATCCGCATCGAAATGGATATGGAAGATGGAAACATACAGAGCCTGCTTACTGCAGTACGTTCGCATCCTGAGCTGGATAAGCTGACAAACCATCATCTTGGAAGACTGGCGCATTCGGTGGAAAAGGCATTCACTCACGCAACAACACGCCGTATCAGCCCGGCAGAATTCGACAAGTTCATTTCCACCTGGATGAAGACTGACTACCTTGATCAGGGGCTGTTGACAAAAGAGTGGGCAAAGGGAAATTGCGTATCTGAAATCAATCGCACCCCGTCCGGCGCTAATGCTGGCGGAGGAATTCTTACCGATCGCGGTGAAGGTTTTGTCCACGATGATGCGTCAGTGGAACGTGACGTTGCCGCTGGCGTTCTGGCCCGTTCAATGGACATCGATATTTACAATCCACATCCGGCACACGCCAAACGCATTGAAGAAATCGTTTCAGAGAATAAGCCGCCCTTTTCTGTTTTTCGTGACAAACTCATCGCCATGCCTGGTCACCTGGATTATTCCCGCGCGATAGTAGTTGCGTCCGTGAAAGAAGCACCAATTGGTATCGAGGCTACTCCCCACCGTGTTACCGAATATCTGAACAAAGTACTGACCGAAACCGACCATGCCAACCCTGATCCAGAAATCGTGGATATTGCCTGCGGTCGCTCCTCTGCTCCAATGCCGCAGCGTGTAACAAAAGAAGGAAAACAGGATGATGAAGAAAAACCGCAGCCAACTGGCGCAATGGCAGATGAACAGGCAACGACTGAAGCAGTGGAACCGGATACAACTGAACATAATCAGGACACGCAGTCGATGGATGCTCAGCCACAGATAAATTCTGTTGATGCGAAATATCAGAAACTGCGTGCAGAACTCCATGAAGCCAGGAAAAACATTCCACCCAAAAATCCTGTCGATGCAGATAAATTACTGGCTGCTTCTCACGGAGAATTTGTTGAAGGGATTAGCGACCCGAATGATCCGAAATGGGTGAAGGGGATTGAAACCCGCGATTCTGTGAACCAGAACCAGCACGAATCGGAACAAAACGACCAGAAAGCGGAACAAAACAGCCCAAATGCGTTACAAAACGAGCCAGAAACGAAACAGCCTGAACCAGAAGAGCAACAAGAACCGGAAAAAGTCTGCACCGCCTGCGGTCAGACCGGCGACGGCAACTGTCCTGACTGTGGCGCGGTAATGGGCGACGCAACATACCAGGAAACATTCAACGAAGAAAGCCAGGATGAAGCCCGGGAGAAAGATCCAGAGGAAATGGAAAGTGCCGTATACCCGAACAAGGAGTGCACCGAAGGCGATCAACATGCCAATGGCAATAATGAAACAGGCGAGACAGCAAATCCCTTAATTAAGGTGAACGGTCATCACGAAAGCACATCCACCAGCAGGTTGTGGCACCATCTGATGATTGACCTTGAAACAATGGGCAAAAATCCTGATGCCCCAATAAACGCTCTGGCCGGTAAGTTTTTTGATCCGGCAACCGGAGAGATGGGGCCAGAATTCAGCAAAACTATCGATCTGGAAACCGCAGGCGGAGTCATCGATCGGGACACCATTAAGTGGTGGCTGAAACAGTCACGGGAAGCACAATCAGCCATTCTGACCGATGAAATCCCGTTGGATGACGCACTGTTGCAATTACGGGAATTTATCGACGAAAACTCCGGTGAATTTTTTGTTCAGGTCTGGGGAAATGGAGCCAACTTCGACAACGTGATTTTACGCCGTTCATATGAACGGCAGGAGATCCCCTGCCCGTGGCGTTACACCAATGATCGTGATGTAAGAACGATTGTTGCCCTGGGGCTGGTGATGGATTTCGATGCTCGAAGTGTCATCACATTTGAGGGTGAACGCCATAATGCCCTGCACGATGCGCGTTACCAGGCAAAATACGTTTCAGCTATCTGGCAAAAACTGTTCCCGAATCAGGCTGATTTTTAATGTTCAACCCATATCGCCGCCCACCAGCTATAGTGGCGGCGGTCATGCTGTAAGGCACGTGACCACATGTACGAATTAACTCTATCGCCAGCAGAAATTCAAGAGATCACGAGATACGAACGGTATACAAAACAGCAACAACAGTTAAGGTTGCACGGTATCCCATTTGTACCCGGTCCTAAAAACGAACCAATAGTTCTTCGCAGTGATGTCCCGCGCGGACTGACTGCGATACCGAAAGTATCTGAACTGGTTTCTGCTGACCCCGATTTTGAGGCGCTGAACAATGGGAAGACCAAGAAAAAACAAAAAAGATAATGCACTACCGCCACGTGTTAGATCGAATGGTTACAGTTACGTATGGAAACCCGAAGGAAGCACAAAAACTATAGGGCTCGGAAGAGTGCGGGAAACCACCATAGCTAAAGTCTGGCAGAATTATGAACTGGAAAAAGCAAAACGCCACAACATAATGACCGTCGCTAAATTATGGCACATGTTTATGGATTCCCCCGCATTTACAGAACTGGCCCCCAGAACCCAAAAAGATTATCGGCAACATCAGAGGGCGTTGCTGGCAGTCTTCGGAAAAGTACTGGCTGATAATGTAAAAATTGAGCAGGTAAGAATTTTCATGGATAAACGGGGGATTGAGAGCAAGACCCAGGCAAACCATGAACTGGCAAGTCTCAGTCGTGTATACGGGTGGGGATATGAACGTGGATATGTGAAGAATAACCCATGCAAAGGAGTCAGGAAATTTACGCTTAAAGCCCGCACTGTTTACATCACAGATGAACAGTATGCGGCGATATATGCGGAAGCAATACCACAGTTACGCATTGCAATGGAGATATCCTATCTTTGTGCGGCAAGACTCGGTGATGTGCTCGAGCTGAAATGGCAGGATATTATGGATAAAGGGATCTACATTGAGCAAAACAAGACCGGCACCAAACAAATCAAGGAATGGTCTCCACGATTACGAACCGCGATCCAGTTAGCCAGAAATGTATCTTCAGGCACATGTGAATATGTGATCAACACAACCAAGGGCGGGAAGGTCATAGCTAAAACGCTAAACAACTGGTGGAACCAGGCTAAACACGCAGCCGAGAAAAAATCCGGCGTCCCGTTTGGGTGCAATTTCCATGACATAAAAGCCAAAGGGATATCAGATTACGAAGGAAGCAGTCGCGACAAACAGATTTTCAGTGGACATAAAACAGAAAATCAGGTGTTGATTTATGATCGTAAAACAAAAATCACGCCGACACTGGATTTGCCACTTGTGGTCAGCAAGTAGGCAACTCAGGAAATTTTCTGGCAAAAAAAGACTTGGTATACTAACTCTGAAAGCTCCCTAACAGCCTGATTTTTCTAGGTGTTAAGTTTGGTTAATTTTTCAGCAGTTTTTTGTATTGCATTGATTTTTATTTGTTTTTCATCGGTCTTGAAAACCGGCGACCCGAA